TTGCTAGTAGCATAGTCATCAGTACCGACTGTAGCGCCATTGAAGCCACGACCCAACTGGATCAAGTCCAAGTCAACACGACGAGCCAAGGCATAACCAGCGTCTTCTGTATAGAAAGAACGCAATGATGTCAGGGCTTGAGTCTCAACGATGTCCTCAATCAAACGGCTATATTCATAGTGTTTGTTGATAGAAACCAAGACTTCAGACTCAGTATTGACCAGCAATGTGACTGCATCAGTCTTGCCTTTGGCGCTCGCATCGCTACGAACAGGTGCTGGAATGTGAACAGTATCACCTTTCTTACCACGGAAGCTCATCTTCTTGACAGCGTTAGCCATCACGAGGTTCTTCTTGTAAGCAGCAATGATCTCATCAGACCAGATTTGGGGGATAAACTTCGCAGCAGTAGTTACTGTTACGTTGTTATTGGGTGCAAAAGCTGTATTAGCCATGATATTTCTCCAAGATTAAAGTTACTTTACCCGACCTTCACTATACGCTTGCATAATTTCATCAGAAAGCATTTCGTATCTGTTAGGGTCTGTCATTTTCAGCCGAATTAGGTCAGCTCGCCTGTAAACCCGCTTGCTCGATTCACCTGTACCACTACTGTCCACAGAAGCGGCTTGAAGATTCTGCTTGCGAGTAGTTTCACCTTCCTCACGAGCCTGTTTAGTCTTCACGCCTTTGATTTCCTTGTAAGTAGTGAGCAATTCATTGGCAGAATCAAAATCAAACTCACCATCAGCCTTTGAATACAATCCTAGACGAACTGGAGAAGATTTCACCCAATTCGCAAAGTCCTGATCTTGCACAATTTGAGCAAAGTCAGGGTGAGTATTCGCTAACCTCTGTTGAGTCTGCATCTTTCTGAACTCTTGAGCCGCTTGGCGACCTGCAAGTACGTCTGGATGGTTCTCAACTGTCTTCTGAACTGCTTTTTGAGGATTCTCAAAGAAGTCAATTTCAGGTTCTACCTCAGTATTTTGAACTTTAGAGCCAAGATTTTGCTTAATAAGTTCATCAGCCAGTTTGCGAACTTCGCCAACTTCTTGAGCTTGCTTACCAATTAGCTTTTCAGCCTCTTGGTGCATCTTAATGATTTCATCTAAGTTTTTGCCCCGATATTTGTCAGGAACTTCAGACTGTTCAATAGAATCGCCTAGCTTTTGCTCAACGGCATCCAACTCACTTTGCATCTCGTCTTCGTTATCAATCAACATACTGTTTCCTTTTCCTGCCCAATGGGTTCTAGGAGTAAATACATGGATTCGATACTTTAGTATTTATGAATCCGCTTTGCGCTCTGCTGCCAACTTTTCACGATGTATGCGGTCAAACTTGTTAGCCGCACCAGGGAAACTCCCTGACCATCCCTCCAATTTGATAGCTGGAGTGCTTATTACACGATGGGCTTGACCACCGCATTCGCATTGGACAATGACCGCCTCATAATCAGTCAGTTTTTCAATACGATGTCCACTTTCGCAGACAAAATCATAAAATCTCTTCATAAGCCTTTTCGCTGACCTCTTTCAAGGTTTTCAGCCAAGTCAATATAGATAATTCGCCTTTTTTGAATTGTAGGCTTTTTTCATCTTGAATTACAGAGATATTATTAAGAGCGTTAATCATAATGTCAATATCTTCCATGAGATCAGCCCAACCCTGAGTTCCCATAGTATTGAAACGCTCTTCATAGTATTTTTGCAGTTCAGGAGTCATTTAAACTCCTGTAGCACCATTCATGTCAGCTTGGGACATTACCCATGCGTAACATTTAGCCAAGAAAGTTGCACCAGTTTGTGATTCAACTTCACTCAATGGGCAATGGTATCTACGGAATTCCACATCACGGGTGTCATCGTTCTCAGGGCGAGTTGCATAACCAACAACGTCTAGCATGACGCTATGACGACTGTCTGCATTGCGGGTGTAACTGATAGACGCAGTTGCAATGCGGAAGTAAGCACCTGCAAATGGAACACCATATTGTGATTGTGTGAGGTCTAATTGGATTGCCATAATATTTCCTTATGCGTAGACTGATTCAGATGTATAAACAGTTGCTACTGATTGAATGTTTGTTGCAGCAGCACCAGTAAATGTAATTGTAAGTCCACCATTGGTTGTATCTGCTGTAAGTGCTAATGTCCATAAAGGAACATTACTAATTGGTGTAACTATTGAGGCAACCAAAGTTGTTGTACCAACACCTGATTCCCTTCTAATTAATCCTTCAATTTTCCAAGCGGCTGATGCAGTTCCACCAGAAGATTGTCTGCGTGCTACAACTGTACCTGTAAAAGCAAATGCAGAAGCATCTGGAAGAATAACTTGGTTAATAGTGCTTGCAGTAGAAGCATCTGATGTTAAGACTGTTGGTGTTGCATCAGTTGTTGAGGCAGTTAAAACTAATATCCCGCCTTGAATAGTTCCAAGTGAAGCAAGATACGCAGGGCCAAATGCAGCCTTGCCTTGCACGTTGCTTGATGCTCTTGCACCAAATATAGTTGCGCTATATGGTTGTAATGCTGAGCCGTATGCACTAAGCGCATAAGCATAGTTTCCACTCGCAATAGTTGTGTAGCCTAATGCAATACTTCTAGAACCTGATGACGATGAAGACCAACCAATTGCAACAGCATTTGAACCAGATGCAACTGCTGTTTGTCCAAGAACAATACTGTTTGCACCTTTTGCACCATAGGAACTAGTATTGTTGGCGATACCAGCAGAAAATGAATCAGTACCTGAAGCGTATGAACCACCAAGAGCCATTGCTCCTGCGCCTGTAGCAGTTTGTGAGCCATTGCCACCAGAGTTTGCGCCTATTGCATAAGAATAATTACTTCCCGATATTGCACCACCACCAATTGCAACTGCATAACCACCCGTTGCACTAGGCCGCGCAATGCCAGCGTCCATCGTATTTTCCGAATAATATTGAAGTCTTTTTACTGAAGATGTAATCCAATTTGTACCATCACAAACAATTTGCGCGCCCTCACGGGTTAATATAGAAATTGTTGAATATTTATCAATTGTTTCGCTTCCGTTAGGATCAATCGTAATTATTCGTGTTTGACTTGTAGAGGTATTCCAAACAGTAAAATTAAACCCGTTTGGAAAACTAGAAGCGGGCGGCATAGAAATCGTAAAACTTGCTGTCGGATTACAATTCAAAATAAAATTATTATCACTAGGCGATACTGTATATGCCGCAGTAATATTCTTTATCTGCAAGTTACCTAATGGTTGAACCGCATAGTTAAATGCGGCTAACTGGTTACTCGCACTCATCAGTAATCTCCACCAACTGCTTGTACAGCAATCGCAATCGCAGTTCCACCTGCCGCTACAGTTGTTCCCGCATAAATACGATAACTAGCAGGTAAGTTAAGACCGCCTGTAGGAACAGGCAAAGCATAAACAGGAAGTGCTGATGTACCCAATGCAGTAACCGCAGTAGCAGGAAGTGCAACCTCACCTAAAAAGATGTTGTTTCCCGCAGTAGTATTTGCAGAACCGTTGTTCATCCAAAAACGAACTACAGTTGCCGCTGATGTACCTGATGCCGCTGCACCATTGGTAGAACTAAAACGACAAGTAATTTGGTCAACACGAGAACCATTAGCACCTGCTGTGTAAACAAGTGCCATTGGCGTTCCAACAGTCTCAGTACCATCATAAGCCTTAGTATTGGTCATTGCCGTACTAAGAATGGCGTTCAACGCCCCCACATTAGGGGTTTGCGTAAAGATTGGGGTTGCGGTAACTGCCATGATTAGAATCCTCCGAAATTATTTGATAAGTAGATGTTTGCGCCTGAACTACTACCGCCTCCACCACCGCCTGTTGACGCAATGGTAATTGATCCTGAAGCATTCGTAATTGTAATGTTTGCACCAGCAGTCAATGTTGTTCGAGTAAAGCCAGTTCCGTTGCCAATATCCAACGCTCCATTAACAGGAGTAGATGTCAAACCAGTTCCGCCATTGGCTACCGCAACAGTACCAGTCACATTTGAAGCCGTTCCAGTCGTGTTCTGATTAAGAGTAGGAACATCTGCGACTTGGATTGTGGACATCACCACATTTGTTCCATTTCCTCGCAGATAAGAACCACTAGTAACTGCACCAGCAAAGGCATTCATTGCTAGTTGTGCAGTTGTTTGACCAGAACCACCATTAGAAATTGCTACTGTGCCAGTTACGTTAGATGCAGTACCTGTTGTATTCTGGTTTAGCGTGGGAATATCAGCCGCAACAATAGCTCTGAATGTAGGCGCACCAGAAGAACCATTGGGTGCAGCCAAAATGTAATTGGCAGTCTTAGAAGCATAGGGATTTTGAGTGTCACCATAACCAGTTGCCAGACTAATCGCAGGAGTTGTACCGCCACTAGAAACAACTGGTGAAGTACCAGTAACAGAAGTAACTGTTCCTGAGTTTGTAGCCGCAATAGAGATTGATCCACCACCATTGGTAATAGAAATACCACTACCAGCGGTCAAAGTAGCCTTGGTAAGCGTATTTCCTGTACTGTTGCCAATTAACAACTGTCCATCAGTATAGGTGGTTTGTCCTGTACCGCCAGAAGTTACTGCTAAAGTTGCCGATAGACCAGCCGCAGTACCTGTTGTGTTTTGATTTAAAGTTGGGAAGGAAGTTAGAGAAGCGGCAGAACCATTAGGCGCTAAAACATCTGTACCAATAACCAAACCTAAAGATGTTCGTGCAGTAGAGGCATTAAGATTGGTAGAACCACCATCCCATTGCCTTCTTTCGGAATAGGCAGAATCCCAATTAGTTTGACTGGAAGTTGTAGGGATTGAATAACCTGTCTGCAATCCTACTGCAAATGTTCCTGATGTCGTTACTGGTGATCCAGATACTGTTAAACCAGTAGGAACAGACATGGCAACAGAACTAACTGTGCCAGCAGAACCAAAGTAAGCTAATGAAGTCCAAGCAGTAGTGCCATTTCCGACTTTTAGTTTAAGAGTATCTTTCTCAACACCTACTTCACCTTCCGCAAGAATAGGGTTAGTAGATGTCCAATCAGCCGCTAAACCTCGTCTGAGTTGTATTTGAATCGCCATTAAATGCCTCCCGCATCAATAGGGGTTACGCCCCCATAGACACTATTTGGATAACCGCCATCTAAATTGGCGAATGCTTGACCATCTCTGCCAGAAACACCAGCAGCACCTTGTGGGCCTCGTTCACCTTTTTCACCAACAACTTCACCAACATTGATGACTTTGCCATCAGATAAGGTAACTACCAAAGACCCATCAAAATCTATCTTAGTGCCAACAATAGAGACACCATCTTCTCCATCTTTACCATCAACACCATTTAATCCGTCTCTGCCTGGCTCACCCTGTAAGCCATCTGCTCCACGCTCACCTTGTGGGCCTTGATCGCCTTTGTCACCCTTTTCACCCTGTGGGCCTTGAAGTTTTTGCACCTCAAGAACATGGGTTTCCAACTTGGGTAACTGCTTATCAAGCAGAATTGCCAATGCAGACAACTTTGCATCAGTTGACGCATCTGATAGCAGTATCTGCTTAATGTCCATCATTGACCAATAATGCTTTTGAGGAACTCATTATCTGTCGTTTTTTGCTTATCGCTCTTAGAGTTCTGCAGTTCAACAACCTTTAACTTGTTCTCAATGTCTTTCTCTTTGAGCATCAACTCCGCAACCTTAACCCGCTTATTGAACTCTTGTTCAGCAAGCATATCGTTGTTAGGCAGATTCTTTGTTGTTGCCGCAAGAGTCTTAGCCTGAACTTCTTGAGGCATTAACTGAGCTTCTGTCATCAACTTAGTAGCTTCGGCACGATTTTGCTCTGCTTGAGTAGTCTGAACAGCAATCTGAGCCTGTGCAGCCTGCATAGCCAGTTGAGCCTGTGCTTGTTGCATTGCTTGAGCTTGTGGATCAGGTTTGCTCATCTGCTCCAATGTCTCCATCAACTCATAGCGGTTAGACAATGAGCTGTTATTGACGATTCCTTTGAGGATCAATGGCAATACAGGAGTGTTCGGGCCAAGAGTCTGCAACAAAGAGATGAACTGTTGTTGTTCATACTCACGAGCAATAATTCCAAGCGTAGCAGTCGGCACAAAGTTCATGTCCACAGCAGGATAACGCTCTGGATCAAACTGCATATAGCGGAATACTGCCTTCTTGATGAATGGAACTAAGAAATCCTCTTGGAAGTTCACCAATGTACGCTTGTACTTCTTGATAATAGAAGCAACAGCCATAGACATACCGCCACCATCACGAGCAGCTTGAGAAACCATGCCCTGTGAGTCTAAAGTGCCAGTAGCCTGTAGCAACATACGCTCAAAAGACTGTGCAGTTGACAAGTTATTGCCATCTGTCTGTCCAAACTTGAATGGGAATAGAATTTCTGATGGCGCTCCGTTTGTAAGGAACGCTTTGCCTGGCTTTACCTCAAACTTAGCACCTCGAGGCAAGCGAGTTGCATCCATGCCGATCATTGGGCTTGTTGTGAGTGCCAATGAGTCCAAATGACTACGGATTTGAGCATCCATAGCCTTTTGCATATTGTAGGCTTTCTCTACAGTACCACGACCAAGCAGTCGATTAGGAACAGTATCGTCCTGATAAGAGATAATCGGTCTGTCCTTCATCATATAAGGACTCTCTTCGGCTTTGAGAAGCAGATTCTCATTGCCAATGACCACAATCGCCTCTACCAAGTCTGTATATTCCTCTGCCGCGCTGTCTTCAGGGAACAATTCCTCAACAGGCTCATTCACTTTAGTCAGATATTCACGAGGAACTAAACCATAGTAGGTCAACAGACGAACTTTTTGGTCTTTAAATTGAGTAGTTTCTTGAGTTGGCTCTAAATCTTCGTCAGCAGAGTCAAGTCCAATGTCAACTTTGCGATACAAACCAGACTCAATGCCCTGAACAACCTTGTGAATTGAGACAAACTTCTCAATTGCCACACCCATACAGTCATCAATGGCTGTTCCATTTGGGTCGAACAGGAAGTTCTTGGGATTTACAGGGACAAGTTTGACAGAAATTCGGTCTTTTTCTAGTACACCAATAGCGGCTTGACCAACTTGACCAGGTATTGCTTGGGTAGAAGGGATATATTCCTTCTCTGTTTTAACAATGATCTCACCAATGCCAGTTCCGTAGATTTCTGCCATCAACTCAATCTGGTCAATGGCTTTACGGACTTTATCTTTCTTGAAGTCTTCCATCAACTGAGCCTTGATTAGACTCACATCGATGTCATTGCCGTTCACATCTTGAACATCATCGTCAATGTCAAAGAAATCACCCTGACCAAAGATAGCTTCCATGATTTCGGCATGGCGTGTCTCTACGGCTTGTTGTGTGCCAGGCGTGATAATGCGTGAACGCTCGGAATCACGAGTCTTGTCTTCATCAGCCCATTGACCACGGAAGATGCGCTCATATTCTTGCCAATCAGATAGGTAGTTACTGTCTCGATAGTCTTTCCATCGATCACAATGATCTACCACGAAGGAAACCAAGTCCTTGTCATTATCCGTTGGTTGTTCAAAATCCATGATTTACCTTATTGTGTCTGAAAGTTGATTGCCAAATGGGTCTGTATAAAATGGATTTGATGACTTGTTCATAATCAACTCATTAAGTGGTACATCAAATGACTTTTCAGGAAATATACTTCTTCTTTGCTCTTGAGTAAACATTCCTCTCGCTGCAGCAGCTCTTGCCTCTGCTTCTCCATACAAACGTCTGTATTGTTCAAATGCACTAATATTTGGCAAATCTTTAAATTGTGATTCTAAACCACCAGACTGCCAACCCTCTAAATTTTGTACAGCATGAGATAGCTCGTGCGTTGCCGAATTTAAAGCGCCTTCTTCGGTTTTATTGCGAAGATCAACAGTTCCTTTACCACCAAATGTTCTTTGGTACATTGCAGTATTTGCAGATTCAGGTAGCCAATCAGGAAGTTTTGTTACTTTAAGTCGATCAGATGTCAGCAATTCTGGATAAGCCGAATACAAATCAGGATGGCGATACATACCGCCAATTGCACCCTCTAAACCGCCTTTATATTCATTCAATTTTGATGCAATAGAGGCGTCAAAGTTAGTTCTAAATTCAGCAAATTTATCTGTTATTTCTTGTTTCCATTGACCATCTGGAGCTTTCCAATTACCTGTTTGAGACCAAATTTCTTCAGGAGCTACGCCATCTTTTTCTAGTTGTTTTGCAAGTTGATTAGATTTTGAATCCCAAATTCGTGCTTTAGGGCCAATAAAAATATGGCTTTTTGAGCCTTCAGCCATTGCAACAAGAATTTCAGCAGGCTTACCACCACGATCTAGAATTTTTGGAACATTGACTTCAGCAAATTTTTCGGCCGCTTTGCCAGCAGTCATTACTGCTCGTTCAGCAACTTTGGCAGATGGGCCAATAAAAGGTGCAACAGTCATTGCAGCTTCTGCAACTTGAGGACGTAATTTAGTTGTACCGCCCAATCCACCAGCGCCAGTAAACAAACCTCTACCTGAAGGATCGTAGGATAAATTTTCAACAGTATATGGAATTCCTGTTGATTCAACCATTCTTCCCAAACCCTGCATTTGCTGAGTTCTTTCAGGGTTTTTCATGTAATTTACGCTACCAGAAATAACGTCTGCTAGCAACGCTGCAAGAGAGTTCCTAGGTGTAGCTTTAATCTGGTCTGCCATGCTCATACCCCCGAAATAATGTCTAGCGGCTGCCAATCATCGGTATCATCGTCTTCAAAGTATGAAGTGATGGCGAGCTGGTCAATATAACTAAGAGCATCAGGCAAGTCATCGTGAACTCCCTGTGCAGGAAACATTAGAAGTTGGTCAACAAAATCATCCCAATTCTCTTCTGAATTCAGGGTGATTCTGCCATGTTCAAACCTTCCTTGCAATGCCCAGATAATTCTATCTGCTTTTTTTCTATTCCCATGCGTTAAATCCACAATATGGGCATAGATGTTACTCTTCCTCATTAAATCGCTCAAATAGGGCAAAACAGCGTTCTTTAGTGCCCCCCTCTCAATCCCAATGCTCAAAGGCTTGTAATCACGAATAGACATCAAGATATTCACAGCAGTTGTCCGAATATCCCACCTTCCGTGAATAATCTTCTCAACAAACCACTTCCCATCCTCAGTCACAAAGACTACGCAGATAGCGGACTCATCCAGTCGCTTCTTAGCATTTCCTGCTTGTTTGGCAACTTCTTCAAATCCCGCTAGGTCAACAGCAATGAAATAAGACCCATGATTCGGTCTTTCCCCATATTTAATCCACTCTTCCTTGAAAACATCGCTTCCCGCATTGGAGAACGATGCCATGTATTCCTGCTTAAAAGCAAATGTACTCAAGGTCTTCTTAGCACTCTCAATCTCTGTAGGATCAATCAAAGGGTTGTCAGCGGTCGTGAAGTGCCAACTTTTCCAATCAGGATCATCTCCACTCTCACCGAGCTTAAAGGTATCGTGAAACCAGTTCCTACCTTTTGGAGTACCGATAAAGAGTGCTCTACCCTTCTTGTCTGACAGAGAAGCCCTAATAACCTGTTCCCAAGCCTCTGGCTTAATGTCTGCTACCTCGTCTAGTACAGCGTAAGTTAAAGACACTCCACGAAGCGTATCAGGT